ATGGCAAATAAGATAAATCCGTTCCTTGTTGACAAGAGTAAAGAAACAACATCTATACAGTTTATCATTAGAAAAAACGGTGAAAGATATCGCTACACTCCTGGCATATCTATCCGGACCGAACACTGGATCGATAGCCAACGTTGGTGCCGCGAAGGTAAAAAATACCCTGACGGCTTCCTAAAAAACGAACAGATAAAAAAATATATCAACATCATAGACTCTGTATTTATCGAATTTGATAGAGAATTGATCACTCCAACCCAGCAATCATTCAAAAAAGCCGTCGATAACAAAATCGCACAAATAAATGAAGAGGCCGGCGGTGTGGTAAAAGATGAGTCCCTTTTAGTAAACTATATATCAAACTATATCCAAACTTGCGATAAAACGACTGGTACATATAAAAACTACCAGAGTTTACTCAATCACCTTATCACATACGAACAAGAGACTGGCTCTAAACTTCGTTTCTCTAGCATAAACATGGACTTCTATAATGGATTTCGTGCTCACATGCTAACTAAAACATATACATTAAAGAATGAACAACGTCATTATTCCAAAAACTATATAGGTGGTCTGTTCAAGATCATTACCAAGTTTATGAACGAATCAGTAGGCGAATTACACAACAACACTGCCTACATAGATAAAAGGTTCAAAAAAGAAAGGGAGGAAACAGATTCAATATACCTAACAAAAGAAGAGGTTCAAAAGCTTTATGAGCTAAACATTACAGCTGAAACAATTCAAACTCACTTCAAAAATGTTCGGCCATCCGGTATCGCCAGGAAAGTAAAAGCCTTAAACGACGCACGTCTTATTTTTCTTGTTGGATGCTATACCGGTCTCCGGATATCAGATTATTCACGTATTGAAGATTTCAACATTGATAAAGAACTCATTAAAATACGAACCCAGAAAACAAATAAAATTGTATCCATACCAATACATAAGAACTTCCAGACCCTATTGAGCACAACAAATGTCATGAGTATTAAGATGTCAGACCAAAAATTGAACGACCATGTTAAGGAGTTAGGCTTAATTGCCGGGATAACAGACGAAGTTAAGATCTCTAAAACAGAAGGCGGAGTTATCAATACATATACATATAATAAGAATGAATGTATATGTACACATACAGCACGTAGATCATTTGCGACCAACCTCTACTTCTCCGGAGCAGACATCTTTGTAATAAAGGATTTACTCGGACATTCTAAAATTGAGACAACGATCAAATATTTAAAAGTGTCCGTTGAAGAAAATGCCAGGAGGATAGCAGACAATTCCTTTTTTAAAGGAGAATGAAAAAGCCCGATGGAACTAACCACCGGGCACACCAGACTAAATACAATTGTGTAATCAAAAGCGTATTTGAACCCAGCTAAATATCTAAAAAAATACACGAACAAGCCAAAAGCGATCTATTTTAAGAGAAAACTAATTAACTTTGATTTCTCTGAAAATAAAAAAACTTGCTATCAAATTATTCCAATTTAAGAGATATATCATAAATTTCGCCATTTAATTTAAATTTAAAATGTTCATCATCTCGACTAATTCTTTCAAGATTACCATAATCAAACTCTTTATGATGATTGGGACATAAAATGAGTATATTATTAGGAAGTTCATTCCCCCAATCTTTTTTAGGATCAATATGCGCCCCCTCTATATAAAAACTACCATCTGCCTTTAGTATTTGAATCCCACACATCTGACAACAATAACCTCGCAGATATTTTAATTGAGATATAGTTTTATTATCTCTTTTAAATACTTTTTTATTAATTACCACTGACACTGGATCTGATACCTTCAAATTCATCAAATCATCTACGATTGCTTTTATATCTTCTTTTATAACAATCTTATCAAGACAATTCTGTTCCAAGTCATCTTCATCTTCTATTTTTGTTACATTCCTGTATTTGTAATATATTTCCCAAAGTCCGTTCTTGCTATTTTTAGTTCTATCTTTTAAACTGGTATAATATTCAAGATGTTGTTTTAATGCAGATAAAGCCTTTTGCAGTTTTTCTTCCCCGAATTTATCACTGATTTTTTGCAAAAAATAATCAGTAGCAGACAGATTCATGGTTGATTTATAACCTTCCCCATGTAACATGTCATCTAATGAGCCAATATATCGAGACGCTGTATTTTCATTTATCCCCAACTTTACCAAATTTTTCTTAGCTACATTTTTAACATATCTCTTTTGATAAAAGGCAACAGTCTCATTAAAAATATATGGGAATAAGTTTTCTGTTACTTTCTTTTTTTCTTGTTGCATATCTATAATTTTTTACCATATAATAAGAATTATGAAAACGACATCATAGACTAAAAATATAAAAAATCCCTTATTTTCACTCAAACAAATCAAATTGTTTTAACACACAAATATCTCCTAATTTTATAAGTGAATACAACTGTCTTTCTATTCCTTTTGAAAACATGTATTGTTCTATCTTTTGTTTATCTGATTCTGAATAATAACTAATTATCCATTTTACTTTGGAAATATCTATTTTAGAAACAATTGCATTCAAATACGGTAAGTCCACTGAAGAAAATGATAATCCATACGCATAAATATTAGAAATATCCGATACTTCATTTATTATTGCTCGGTTAGAAGAAATAATACCTTCTACATCTTTCATTTGTTGTGATACCTCATCTATGACATTTTTTGTTGTATCATCAATAATCGGGTCATAATTTGCATTGAACCAATCCTCTATACCTTCTGCATCAGTTAATTCCTTAGGAGGATCAAATGTTGTAGATTTCTTAATTTCGTCATAGTTACGACCATGCCCTAAAATTAAATCATCATGTTGACTTGCTCTTCCATGAAGATGGAGAATTGAATCATTTGGTATATTATATAGATCCTGGAGTGTTTCTGTATAATTAAAAGTAATAAAAAAAGCATCAGTAGTTACAATTTTCAATTTTTTATCCGAATTACCACTAGGTAATGATAAAATCCATTCATAAAATGATTCACGTACATTTTTATATAATGTAATCAACTCACTTTTAGCAGTATCAGACATAACATAACGATCTCTATCACGATAGTCCTCACTTTGAATATCAGGATATAGATCTTTCAATCCTTTTATATAAGTTTCAATATCCAATGCGCCTAAACTATTTTCAAAATCACTCCACCATTGATCATCAGTACCATAAATTCTATCCAACTGCTCTGCTACATCGTTTTTTTCTTTTGATAACCATTCATGATAATCACGGTAACTACTAGGTATTTCATGATGAAGATCAAATCCATTCCCTATTAAATACAAATTTTCCATAATAATACATTTTATATTTTAGCACAACAAATTGCTTGTAAATATAAGAAATTCAAATGATAAAAGAATATTAAAAATAATATTTATAATTTTTCTTCCACAATTAAACAACACACAACTTTTTCATGTAAACAACACCTGAAAAGCCGTCCCACTCTCACGAGTAAGACGGCCAATTACTAACTAAACTATTACTATGAGAAAAAAAACTATTTAATATTCCTGGCTATCCATAAGCCCAAACAACCGAACAGAATAACAATCAGTCCAGATAGCCAATTCGGTAAAACAGACCTCCGATCAATCAGTATATCATCAGTAACAACCTCTTTTATACCTTCATTCTTTTCTTTAATAGATATATCCGTCTTCTGCTTATCACTACTCTCTTCCGTTATCACCGATCGTTTTTGTTCGGAATGAATATCCATCTGGGTTGTCTTTACAATATATTGGTTACCGATACTGTCCGGCTTAGAAAGCTCTGTTATCGTTATGATACCGGTTCCCTGGCACTCCAGTAACTCTGTAACTGTCCGTTGAACAGATTCAATGATATGTACACTATCCTTTTGACTACTGACAGCCGTACTAACCGTTTCCGATCTGTAGTTTTGCTTTTTTGTTCCGCATCCAAACAAAAGGAACATACACCAGAGTAATACAATTCCTTTCATGGTTTTACATTTACATTGGAGAGAAACGAAGTAAATTCACTCTGTACGTCGAAGCAGGGACAAGCCTTTAACCATTCAAAAGGTTCAATCACACCGTTACCGTTTAAATCAGGTGAATAATCCCTGTGCCCTCTCACCTCTACAACAGTCGTATATTTCCGACACAACTCATTCACCAGCTCACGGATGGCAGCCTTTTGCACTTCGGTACGGGTATCTTTGGGATTTCCGGAACCATCCAGTCCACCGACATAACAAATACCTATACTGTCTGCATTATGCCCCGAAACATGTGCTCCTACTTTTTCCACCGGCCTTCCTCCGTGAACAGATCCGTCGATGTCAACAATATAATGGTAGCCGATACCGTTCCACCCGCGTGCCCGGTGCATCTTATCAATATCTGCAACGGTAAGAGACTGTCCTTCCCGTGATGCAGAGCAATGTATTATGATTTTATTTATCTGTCTCATTATTATTTCCTTCTATTTTTAAATCCAATTTTCTACGTGGAGGAATCCTCCGGCTACACTCACTATCCGGACGATCACATCGATCATGTTCCGCATCTTTAAGAGCTAGTTCAACTCCATGCCTTTTGTGTATTTCATCAAGCTTTGCAGACTGTTCTTGTCGGAGTTCAACATATAATGCATCAATTTTTAAATCACGTTGGGAAATACGATCTTCTAACCAGGTAATTTGTTTTTTTTTATTATCAATTTCTAAAGCGTCTGCTGCTGCATCCTCCTTTCGAGCATCAGTATGCCGATTCACCCATGCCCGAACAGCCCATTTCACTCCCTCTATACCACCCATAGTTCCGACGATGGTCAGTATATCTCCTAATTCTATATTCATGCTATTTAATCTCCAATTTTAGAAATTACGGGCCCACGAACCGGAGTAATACTACCTTTCCCCCATTTAGGGAACTTATCTGAATTATGCTTGATATACCGGAGACAGTCATTCATCAATTCTTCAGCAATAGAAAAAGCATCTTTATATTCTTCCTGTTTTTCTTTTAACTCCGTATGTGAACTATATTCAGACTGATTCTGCATCAATCCCACCCGTGATAGGTTCCTGTCTCCATGCTTTACTAAGCGAGCGTAAACGAAATATTTCAGTGCTTTTTCAAGACCTGAAAATATAAATTCATCATTCCCATTTTTATAGATACCACCATGAAGCAAATTATCATAGGCATCATTGGCCGGTTCTCCACCTGATCGATTGACATACCGGAGCAAATCAATAAAAAGATTATCACCTAAAGCATTTTTGATATCCTGCTGTTGGGATTCATCTATGTACACAAGTATTTTTTCAACATCAACATGCGTTGACATGGGGCGAACGGTAGTCTTTACACTATCTACGTCCGTTAATTGCTTCTTAAACGGATTGGACTTCATAACTTAAAGGGATTAATGAATAGTCGTTTGTTTGATTAACCGGATATGCAAAATGTGAAAACACCGATCGGAAACTTTGTTCCATCAGGACACGTTCGTCGATCGTCATAGCATTATAGAAGTTAAAGGCATCATTAATAATGTCGTTTGAAAACCCCAGTGCCCCGGAACGAATGCGGTAAAATACCTCCTGATTGAATGCTGCATATATTTCCTCCGCTGTTGCATCCTTTGTCACAGTAAAGTCTTTATCGAAGTTCTTGGTTGGGAACTCGACAAATTCCGGTTTTTCGTCTCCATCATCAAGCCCTACGCCTATAATTTTGCACGCTTCCGAATCTCCCTGAAAAGCCTTAAATTTTTCAGCATCAAAACCGTTCTGGTATTCGTCACCTTCAACCAGGTTTCCGTCTTTATCTTCAACCATAACTTTCTGACCTTTCCGGTAGACATACATACCCATCGGCAGGAAATTATTCCGAACATTACGATAACGGACATTTGCCAGGCCTTCATCGGTGCTAATATCAGTTATAGCACTGTCATAAACAGCCGACGGATAGACCATGAACCCATCTTTTGACACATATAACGTCTGACCTTTATAAGCTTCGATACCTCCAGCTTCCACAATTTGAGATAGTACAACGTCTGGATTGGGATTAAACACATCTGTATAGGCAATGGTACTTTTACTAGGTTTCTTGATCTTTTTCCTACCCTTCGAACAAGTCCAATCTGGGTGTATGGCGATTTCAGCGATATATCCAGCATCGTCTTCAATACCCAGTCGGCAGTCTTCAAAAGGAATATGCTCAACGCTGGTGATTTCACATAGAAGATTGTAATTTATGTGCAAAGCAAATCCACCAAACTTCGCCAAATCATCTGAGCAGAGCCTTAACAAAGCATCACATGTCTGACCTTTTGTATTTACAATAGACTTGTAAAAGATGGAATCTTTGAAGCCCGCCCCTCTAATAAATTTTGCATACCGCCCCACACAACTTTTTGCATTACTGGAAGCGCCCAATAGCTGCAATATCATCTGAGGATAGTTATTCCCTTTCCCATAACTTTGTATATCCAGGTTAGTTACATCTGCAACGGGAATACGTATTTTCGGTATTTTTACTTCATCAATTGTCATATTTCACAAGTCTATTATATCAATTAATCTACTTCCGTCTGATCCGGATTTTTTTCGCTCTCCAATGCACCGTTTTCATCTGGATCATCTGTCTTTTTCTCATTTTCTGCCTTCAATTGTTCAGATGCTTCTTTCAGTAAAAAATCAATATACTTTTTCGTTACTTTCACATCGCCAATCTTCTCAAAGGTCACAAAATGATCCTTCACAGCTTTTTTAGTCGTTCCAGCAATAAGCATTTTCTTCATATCAGCGATAGCATCCAATTCTGCCTGAGTCAATTCAACAGGGATATGATCTTTCCCTGACAACTTATCCAAGTAGTCTGCAACATCAGACTTCCATCCATCAGGTAGATGTTCAAAATACTTACTGTTTTTTTCATCCAAAGACAAAAATTCGATTGCTAACTCATCCGTACAGTTCTGATACACAATCATACGACTGGAACCAAAACCAAGAGGCATACATACACCTCTAGCTATTTGATATCTTTTTTCTTTCATACGTTCCTCAAATAATATTCGATTAGTTTTATAAAGGTTGATCAGTTCCATCAACGCGTCAAAATAGCAGTTCCTACAAGTGTATGTTATTTTACGACATAACACCTTTGTAGCGATAGAAACGAGCGTGTCCCGTTCTTGTGGTGTTTCTTTCCGCATACGGAAACGCTCGATCATATCATTTGTCAATAGTTCATCGACTCTCATAGAAAGAGGGATTATGCCGCTGCAGTTAAACTATCAAACAAAGCCTTCGTTGTTTCATAATCCGTTTTATGCAGGAACAAACCGGATTTCGGAGCACGTTCTTCTGTCAACACAGCTTTCCAACCGCCTTCGGTTTCCTCACTGTATTTGTCATTTTCTAATGTCGTTGCAGTCAAGCCCTGATAAAAACCAGAAACCTGAAATGCAGCATCTTTTGTCGTTCCTTTATGTTTATTTTCATAGACGACTACAAACGTTCCATTTGCCAAACCATCAATAATACTTTCACAAGTCTCTGGTCCGTTGTCCAGGATCACAATTGCAAACTCATTATTGAACGTATTTACATAGGTGCCAACATTCAGACTTGTCTTAGTCCCAGTAAAGGGCGTTTTTCCTGGTACAAAACATTTATAGCCCTTTTTGCCTGTTTTCAATACAAGGGATTCAAGAACATTCTTTTTCCCGGTAGAAAACACGCTTTTTGCAAAATCGATATCTGAACGATTAACAATTACTGCATTTGCTTCTAAACCACGAGTAACCGGTGTATCACAGTTGATATCAATATCTTTTTTTATTAAGCTTTCGCAATCTGCCATATTTATGAGTATTTAATGGGGTACGGAATTTCCATACCCCGGATTATTAATAAGCAGCATGAATAAGTTCATCCTCTTTGGTTAGAGTACCGATCTTACCCGTTGAATAGATATAGTTCATACGTTCTTTACGTTCGAACCACACATCTAGTTCAGAAATAGCAGAGTTACCCGGATAGCCCATAAGCAACTGACTAGGTGAAGTATATACAGCGCGATGCGGTAAATTCAACTTTGTCCCATTGTCCTGGTACTTTTTGGCGAACCGGTCAAATACAGATATTGAATAAACTTTTACTCCATCCCATTCAGACACTTTCAAGCCATCAAATAGAACCTGCCACGGCATAATCGTATTATAGGATTGTTTCGCATCCCAGGCTAAAGCATCAGCCAAAGATTTCGTACAGAAAATGGCAGATCCGTCCATTGCCTCAATACGTCCATCTGCATCCATTCGGATTTTTTCAAACAAAGATGTTGCAACACCTTTTGTCAATAATCCTGATTTCTGGGTTGCATAAGACGCAGTATCATTCGCTGAGATTTCTGTATATTGATTAGAGTTCCCGGCTGCAATAGCAAAAATGCGTTTCCAAAAACCGTCGGCCATCGTAAACAGAGTTGGATCGACACCTGTTGTCAACACACCTCCATCAGCATTATTTTTCGCATCTTTATCACCATACCAGGCAATACGCCACATCATTTTTCGCATGGCTTCTTCCAGTTTGGGTAATACGATGTAATCCATATACTCCGTAGATGTCAAATCACCAATTTCAGTACCAGTTTTCAGACAGTAATCAGCAATCGTCCCTTCCAAATCCTCATAACAGAGATTAAGAGGTATTTCCCAGTCTCCAAGTTCCCACTGCTTTTCGGCAGCCGGAATACCGACTGATTTGTAGGTCGGGTTACAACCGGCTCCCTCGTTACCAACATCATCCATTTCTCCAATGAAACCAAGGCGTTTACCGTGGACTATTTTACCCATAGAAGTAATAAACTGTTCCAGGTTTTCATCTTGGAATACAGTCATATTCAATAAATCACGCAAACTCTCAATAGCATGATTTGTCGGGGTTAATTTCGTAAAATCTAACTTAGGCATATAAACAATTTTTATTTGTTAAACTTCTTTTTACGGGCATCGCGTTTTTCAGCCAGCTTTTTATCGATCAGAGATACCGGATCACCATTTCCACCCTGAACACCTTGATTACCCTGGAAACCTCGCGCATCAGGAACATAGCTACTTGCAATTTTCTTCAAGCCTTCCAAACCTCCCATAGTTTTGACCTTGTTCAAGATCACAAGTTCATCCTGGCTCTTAGCCTGAGTACGCAAAGACGTTAGTTCTGTTTCCAACTCTGCAATTCGAGCATTGGCAGCATCCAACTCGTCATTGTTATTTTCTTCTTCCGGATCGCGTATTTCGGATATTACACCTCCTTCTACGACAATGGTACTTCCATCCGGCATAAGATGCTCACCATCCGGAGAGGCTGTATCACCGACCTGTGGATCTCCCTCCTCCCGCTCTACTGTTAATGTACTTCCGTCTGCAGTTGATAAATCAAGGGCAACTTTTTTAAATGCAGCCTCCGCATCTTCAATTTTTGCATAGCCTAACTTTGCAAGCATTTTAGCAAATAGACTCTGACTAACTTCTACATTTTCTCCTGTTTTTGCCATATTATTTATATTTGAGTGATCATTTTTTGAAGCAGATAGCGGAAGGAGAATAGTTGATACAAAGCCCAACTCTTTCGCCTGATCCATATCTACATATTTATCTTTTTCCATCAAAGATTGAAGTTGTTCCCTGTCTGCTCCTGTCCTTTCTACATATAAATCCAGAAACTTTTCATTTTCACGATCCAGATCATCCGCCATTTGACGGAGATCATTCGACCTCATCGCGCAGCCTTTGTTTGCAAGGACAAGGGGTTTATGAATACATAATTTTGAATTAGTATATCCAAATCGTTTTTCTTTTGATGCAGCAAGCAATAATATAGAAGCCATCGACGCACATTTCCCCTCAATAATTGCCGAAATTTCCTTCCCAGTAGCACGAAGTTTATCATAAATACTCCACCCCTCAGAAATATTGCCACCCTCACAATTGAGACGAATTTCAATTTCATTATCATTTTCCGGAATTGAGTCAATAAAAGCATCAACAGTTGAAAAAGACGTTCCATCTATCCCGGTCCACATTAACCGTACTACTCTTGTTTCTTCATCTACTATATCACTGTGAATCTTTAATATTGCCATATTTCAAAATTATCTTTTTGTACAAATTTATATCATATTGTATATTAAAAGAGAAAATAAAATGAAAAAGCACTGCACGAATTTTGCAGTAATAAAAAAAGGCTGTACCGAAACACGATGCAGCCTATGAAATAAACAATATAGAGTTCAAAAAGAGCGTTCCATCTTAGAAATGACTTGATACACCTTCCTTTCACTCATATTATACTGATCAGAGAGGAAAGAAACAATATAAGCCTTCTTCAACCCGTCTCTTTTTAAACGATCATATTCATTATACAAACCGACATACAGGAAATCAGATGTATTCAAACCTGCAGAATACAGTTTTTCCAACAACTCTTTATTAAAGGCTAATATCTCATGAACTTTCATATAGTCGAATTATTTTGAATCATTTTTACTCTGTCCTGAACTTCTGTAAATTCAACAACACTAACCACAGGAACCGGCATTTCTTTTAATGCTTCAACAAAAACAGCTTTCAGTTCTGCTGTATCAAAACCACCACCAGAAACCGACGGGAATATTGGAACATTTGAAAAAGGTACACCGCCCCCAGCAACATTTACCGCACTAGCGATAGAACGTAATAAAGGGTTAGACATTGAGTGTTTATTTATAATACCTTCCCCTCCTTCAGCTTCGATCAGAACCCCACCTGAAGCATGCGAAGGACCGCTGATTTCACCACCATCGGCATATTTTGGGTTCTTCTCTTTATTTACCAACTGCTTTGCTTTTGCGATATTTGTCATAATGGCTGCAATAGTTGTAGCAATTGCTGGAATATTGGCTGGGAAACCAACTGCTTGAGCAGAGGCTACCCCTTTTGCCAAAGCTTCTGCCGTACTCAAACCGATATTGAATAATGCTATAGTTTTAGCAAAAGCGGCTAAATTTTCATTGTCTTCAGCAAAAGTATCAATCATTGAGGAAAAAGCATCAGTAACAGTTGCTGCAGCTTCTATCTGCATAAGTACAAATTCATTTTCCGCATTAACCTGTGCCCGCTTTGCTTCTGTTATCATCTTCTGACTTTGTAGTACAGCATTCGTGTATTCGGCATCTGATTCATACAATGCAGCTTTAGTTGCAGCATCCATATTCACTAATAAATCATACTCTGCCTGAGCCTGTTGTAGTTTCAGATCATATTCTTGCAACGTTCCTTCTTTGGCCCGTAGAATCTTATTTTCCCATTCTAAGCGAATATATTCAGACTGCCTATCGAATTGTTCTTTCCGAAAAGCTTCGTTTTCATCTGTAATCTGTTTGTTATATGCAGCATTTATATCAGCCTCCGACTGCCGAAGTTCTTCAGCTAATTGCAAATTAGCAGCAAGTTCAGCCTGCCGGTTCTGCTCGATTAGGGAAAGACGGAGATCATGTTCCTGTGATGTACCTTCTTTGACAGAATCCAGTTGTAACTGGATACGTTCTGTTTCTTTTCTGATCAGGACCTGGATAGATTCATCAGATAATTTTTTCAAATCAGCGTCACGCTTCTGTTCTGCTAAAACCATAGAGTCATTCAATGCTTTCTTTGCTGCATCAGTTAAATTTTTCTCTGAACTGAGCTTACGTTTCAAATCTTCGATCTGCCGGTCATACTGTAAATTAATCGTTTGCCTCTGTTTTTCTATTCCTTCCTTTACCAGAGATAAAGCCGTATCTTCAGCCTGGCGGATCAACTCTAATTCTTTAGTCTGCTGAGCTTTTTTTGTTTCTAGTATTTTTCTTGAGCTCTCCTTTGCAATGGAATTTGTCTTATTTTGAAGTTCAATCTGTTTTGTATAACTATCACGTTGTTTGTCTACCACATTTTGAAACAGATCAGCAAAATCTTTCAAATCAGATACAGTACTTTCAGATAGTCCTAGTTGGGAAATTGCATCATCTGCACTCATCGCACCCTTAGATACCGCATCCAACATATCACGAACTTCTTGAGTGACCTCCTTTTGCCCCAGGATATTAGCCAGCTTCTTTTCTCCAAGTTCGATCTGTTGTTTCATGTCGGCCTGTTCCATTTCACTAGCTTGTTTTGCAGCAGCAATACGTTCTTTAGCTGATTTGGTTGTATCATCGGAAATCATTTTCAGCCGCTCAATCTCTTTTCGACTGGCAGCCCGCTGCATGTTCAACATGACTTCCTGTTTTTCCAACTGTTGACTGATATTGTTCAACTCATAAGCCAGTTTTATTTCACGCTGCAATTCATCACCGATCCCGGCAAAGGTCGCTTTCATATCCTGAGCAGCCCCCTTAAAGTCGCCGGAAAATACTTTAACCAATGCACCTCCAAATTTGGCAACTCGATCAATAATAACATTAATGGCCGCCCCTAGACCAGCCATAGCATTACTCAGAAACTCGGTCCCTTTTTGTGTCTTAGTTAGATATGCCACCAAAGACCCCAACACCACAACGATCGCACCTATCCCTGTACTGAAAAGAGCAATCTTTAATATTTTCAATCCGGCAGAAAGGAGATTTGAAGATACGGCAGCCGCTTTCTGGGCCCCGGACATTTGAGTAGTAGCGGCAGAGTTCAATTTATAATCTACTGTTAATAAACCAACCTCCTGCCGTACCTTTTTGTATAGGGGCTGAAAAGGGGTAATTACACTTTTCAAAGAGCTATTGACCTTAGAAAATATTCCAGTTTCATTAGCAGCTACTTTGATTGCCTCTTCATATCCCCCAACTGAACGGCGAAAATCACCTAAACCCTGTTCCGTTATTTTAATTTCATCATTGAGAGTTTTAATCTTCTTCTGCAAATCACGTCCTTTCGCTGATTCTCTTTCGATCTGGCTTAGATTCACATATACCTTATTCAGCCGGGAAAGTTCAGCACGCATAGATTGCAAACTACCTTCCTGATCCTCTATTGATTTGTTATTGTTCCTAATCTCCTGATTCAACAGTACATTATGTTTCCTAAGATTCTTTATCTCATCTTCATACCGTTTATAGGCTTCTTTACCTTCCAATGTCGTTTTATTCAACAAGGATTGTTCTTCCCGAAGCTCGACAATATCCTGCTTATTCTCCTTGATCCGCTTCGAAGCGACATCATTTTTTATGATAACTTCTAATATTACTTGTTCTTTATTATCTACCATACTACTTAGTAACTTTTATTAAACTTTATTCAAGGGTTCTTACATAATACCGGATTATTATTATGCCTTGATAACCTCTTCCGGGATAGGACATCGCACCACTAAGAACCCCATGCGCTCCCCCGCCTGAACCATAAAACGTAGCATCTTTTCCACTCTGAGAGCTACCTTTCCCGCCACCTGTTTTCCCACCATCAAACAAAAGAATTTCACCGTTGTTATTACTTACAGTGCCCCCGTCTGCCCCATATAAGTTATTGGGATTTATGTCTTCAAATATGCATTTTTTGCCGTCATGTATAGTAGGTGCTGAACCTGAATACATTGCTCCTGTCGCCCCTCCGATTGCAGTATATTCGCCAAAAGTCGTATCATTACCTTTAACACCAGTATATGAAGTGTTGGCGGTCTGATCTCCTATCTTTAAATTAAAAACTTTATTTTTTGTAAAGGGAATATCTTCCACATATAAGACCTGTCCCCCTCTACCTCCTGTAATCATCCTATTAAGTACATTCATCTGATTTGAACCGAATCCTGAACCACCGCCAGCAACTATAAAAACATCAATTTTTTTAGTATTGGCAGGTACGGACCAAGAAGTCTGAAGAACGTCTGTTATTATTGCTGTCTTTACCACAAGCGGCATATCACTTTCTTTCATCCTGCGAACGACCTTTAATATAGCAATACCCTGATAACCGCTTCCGGCATTTCTTATTGTGTTACTAAATGACCTATATATTGTTCCACCTCCTCCAGCCGAGCCATAAAAAACTCCGGCTGCAGCGGCTGTAGAGCGATTTGCCCCCTTTCCCGCACCAGTATTCCCACCTGCATTAGCCATAGTGGTGATACTTCCATCTCCACCATTTGCGCCAAATAAATCAGTAGATGCGATAGACTCCGATTCTATATCTCCAAACGGACATGCTGTTCCATCTCTCCCGATTGATGGCGAAGAATTTGTTCCGGCAGCTCCACCACTTCCGCCCAAAGCAATGAGAGTCCCGAAAGATGTATCACCTCCTTTGTTTCCCGCATTATTGGCCGTCGTTGCAGCAACCCCACCTTGTCCGATCACAACAGTCATTTCTTCTCCTTTAATGAAGGGTATATTTTCCTGATATACAACTGTACCACCTTTCCCGGCATATCCCGCTGTATACGAACCGTAAGATGTGGGGGCTACTGGCAGACCACCACCACCACCAGCCCCCACTATAAACGCGTCAAGTTTAACAGTGTCAACAGGAATTGTATAAATCTCCGATGATTTGATTACAACCATTTGAGTGACCTCTATCATTCCAGAAGCAAAAAGTATTGATCTTCTTCTATTTCCCATTATTCTACGTATTCTTTGTAATTAAAAGACTCAGACGCACGAACTATATATTTCCAGTCCGCCCACAATATATTTAATTCACATGCTTCACCTCCCGCCAGTTCCGGCAAATCAGAAGGTATCAATAATACCGAACCATCCAACTTTGTATCAGCACCTAATTTTATAGTGAATGCCAACTTAGTTGTCAAGGTAGATGTATTACGAAGCATTACAGTAGTAGTTGAATTGTGAAGCGGATAAAAACCGGATGGGTTTATAAGTAAATCTCTGCTTCCGCTTGTAGATAAGTCCATGATAATAAACCCACCAGTAAACGGAATAGATACGCCAATAGCAACAGTCGTTTTTGTATAAGAACATGCCGCCCTTGCAGTTGCATCGCGCCAACCTTCCCCTGTGACGCCTCTTAAATCAATAAGGTAATTGTAAATATTATCAGAGTTAGTCGCGCTATAAGCCACAACAAAAGATAAGCAATAGTGCACAACAGTACCGTCAACTATTTTCATTATGGAAGTACATTGTGAATATCCCATCTTTTCCCCGAAATAACGACTTTGTATTTTGGAATATATAGGGGTATTGTTGATATAAGCCTGCTCTAAATCATCCATCGTTTTACCCAATATAAAGTCGTTCCAGTCCAGTTCGGTAGAAGTCTTTACTCGGTTGACCTGCAAAATATCGCCTAGTTCTATATACTCGTACCCGCTAACCGGATTATTCCACTTAGCTGAACCGTCAGACCACGTGAGTACCTGACCTGCTTCGGGATTGGCAGGGTACTGGAACTTGTTTGCTCCTTCTTCGATACCAGCTAACTTTTCCCCTTCTTCATCCGTCATAAGACGCTTTCCAAGCTCCTTCAATACATAGCGGTTATCTGCATCTTCTTTGGTATAATACTTCGATAAATCGATAGATGTAGAACCAATTCGTTCCCATTTCCCACTTATCCAAATATACTCGTCATACACATCATCCTCTGCCCCCTCTTTGGGAAGAAAGTAGATAATATTAGTTTCCCCTGTATCAGGCAAAACTTCAACAGGCAATATACTAATACCTTTGATTTGGGATATCAGATTCAGAACTTCTTCTCTGGTGTATGTTTCTGATTTGAGTAAATAATTAGCCAGATCATCAACAACCTTTGTAATGAATCCGCTATCATTTTCCAAATCACTTGTTTTCGTCGGTACTATACCGGCAACAATACCTTCGGCGGCTTCTGCTGCATTATTCGCCCGTACAGCTGCCTTACCAGCCTGTTCTCCCGCAGCATTTGTTTCTCTTATTACTTCCTCCGCTTCTTCAGCTATTTGATCCATTTCCTCACGAATAGCCAATGCTACACTCGTTGCCGGTAGACGGAGCCATGAAAGATAATCATCCACTGTTTTACCAGTATTCCCTTCCTGCTGTTCCCATACCTCAAAGGCACTATATCCACGTTCCCCCTGCAGTTCTTTTTTTTGGGTAGGAGTCAACTTATCCCATGTCAAACGGAGATCGGCCAATTGATCTGGAGTGAAATCGGTATAAGTAAAAGCTTTACCTCGAAGCTCATTCTTTTCAGCTTCCGTTAAGTCTGAGAATTTCAGCTTCAATAACTCTACCTGTTCCGGGATAAGATCATCAAAAGTGAATATCAAATCTTCAATAGGGATAATGACTCGAAAAGCAGTATCATCTTCATTGTCATACTTCATTTCCATGCCATTGGCCGTATAACGGAACTGTGGGGTCCTACCCGTTGCCAATTCACCAGTGTTCACTCCGTTTACCCACCAATACCCATTCTTGATGGTTGGCTTTACATCTTGAGCTACCAACTTTTTAAAGTCGGAAACAGTTATACCGGCATCTGTACCACCTAAATCGGTCTTAGTCCCCAACAAATAATCGTTATCCGATAGACTGGGATACTTCGTAAATTCTTTAATATCCTTTGTTCCTGCCATATTACTTATAATTTAATGCTATCCATTTTGCATATTCCAAACCTTGAATACTTGTCGCTCTAACAGCCATAAATTGTAGACAAGCTCCATTTACCTGTAATTCCACAGGATCATTCCTGTCTGTGGAAAGTGTACCCAACGGCTCGCATCCGGCTATTCCGTATCCGTTTTGAGTTGTGATAAAAAGACTTGATGAAGATTTTGTATAAGGAGGGAATGTAGCTTCATATATTGTTGCCATTTTACCTTCATATGATGGATCTGATGGTAATTGTACAAAGACATGATAAGTCCCTTCTGAATAATCACCTGCATGAAGTTTTATGTTTAAATCATCTACAAGTCTATAGGTTGGACCATTTCCCCCGGAGACTCTTACGGCATCCGAACTCGACAAAACTTTAAATGTCATTTGCAGATACCCACCAAAAACACCCTTCTCAAAATAAACAGAACCATCTTCATAAAGCCTGGTTGGAGCAGTATCCCTGTTTTCATACGAGGCTCCCAATGCTATACGGGGATGAGTATCGGCATTGCCATCAATGACCACATTCCTATTTTGGCTCTGTATCGTTAAGTCCGAGAACCACCAACCGGCAATATTTGCCTCTTCGATCAACGCCAATCCCGTTGCTATGCTTTCAAATTGACCTTGAAATCTTTCCCAGTATGCAGATCCGGAACTCGGATATTTATTACTGAATGAACCGGCTGATGTTTTAGCCATCCAAAAGACTTTAGTCCCTGGAGTATCTTCAGTATAAACAGCATCAACATGTTGTTCCGTCCCGGTATAGATTTTTGAAGCATCATATTTTTTTCTGAATGTCAATGAAGGACCGGCTTTCCCATCCTCTCCTTCAGGGCCAGATATTCTTACAGGAGCAGACCAAGGCCCCTTTTTAAAACCACTGCTAAAAAATACAGCCTTACTCATCCAGAGCGGAAGGGTTCCAGAAGGAGGATCCCGTGCCCAACCAGAAGGAGGCAATTTATCTTCCTCAGGAGTAACCGGTTGCGTCTCTGACCTTCTATAAACTCCATATGTGGAATAACCATCTATACCAGGATCACCGTCTTTTCCATCTTCCGCCCATTTTGCGTATATACTGGGATTTGAAAATCTACTCCAGATACCATCTTTCTTTACCCGCTGAGACACCCATAATACTTTGTACTCTGCGGTAACGCTAAGAGGGGTAGAATACCATTCCATAGGGACATGGCCATCTTCCTGGCTGTTAGTTATCGATGGTGGCGCATAATTCTTTGAAAGGGCATAGATGTATTCGGTACTAGTACCATCTTTACCCCATCTGGACCATAGGAATACTTCGGAAAATGCTCCCCAAACACCATTCGCTTTTTCACGCTTACTGCTCCATTCAAATTGATTCGTTATGTCCGGGCCAACCGGATCATCCGTCCAACCGACAGGAACAAAATCCGCAACATTTTCAGATGTTGTAGGTCTACCGGGTTTGTTCGCTTCAGTTGTAGAACGCTGAAATATCCACTCCACATCTGTACCGTCCATACCATCAATCACACGGACAATAGTAAATACCTGTTCGTAGACGGCCAGCCCCTCACAATTAATCTCCAGTTTTATTTCTGCCTTTTCTTCCGTTACACCATGAACTACTAAAAGACCATCAGTGACCGTATATGTGCAGCCTGTACCCACTGAAGTAACCAGATATTTACCTTCTCCAATAACAGTACTGTACCGTAATGGAGTCGCACCTTTCGAGACCTGGATTTTGGTTGATATACGAAAGTTTTGTGCAACAACCTGAGCCGTTCCCGTCACAACATTTTTATCACCTGTAACGATATCGACCTGTTCCGTCAATCCATCTTTCGTATTATATACTGCACTATAAGTTGATAAGGTTACAGAATACGCATCCTGTCCCTTCAAATTGTTTTCCAGACCGGGAACGTTCCAAACGTTTCCTCCGAAATAAACATTGTTCAAATAGATTGATCCTTCAGCTAAGGATTCCCCATTTATAACCAAGTTGGAAAGATCGCCCCATTGCGATGAAATATGTTTCCCTGGATTGATCTCCCATGTACTGACATTACGAAGATATCGCTGATAAGTCCTTGTTGAATAAGCAGAATGCTGCCGGTTCTTCTCAATAGGATTACCGTACACGGCAAACTTCATAGCCATGCAGGGGTGAACCATTGTTCCGGGTTTCAGCTCATATCTGAAATGGGCATTATCGATTATTTCTGTAGGCGTAAAGTAGGCAGTCGAGAATCCCACCACTACATCGAAACCGGCACTGTCAACACCGGAAGTAGTGGCATTACCGGTCAGGTTATGGAATATACCACGACAAAAATCATTCACATGTAATCCGGCAAGTTCACCTTCTTCCAGTTTCAGCTTCACGATCTTATTCTCCGTATCGACAGACTCGATCAAACCGAAAGCGATAGCATTCCAAAGTTCACCCGACACAACATCGATACGGTTAAAACGCAGTTCTGGTACTTCCAAGAACTCCCATAGCTGAAGGCTACGCATTTCGCCTTCCCCTTTTTCATTTATCCTGGCACCGGAGCCATGAAAGCCACCAACATAATTGCCAAAGGTAGCACCTCCTTTAAAGGCGATTGGATACTCTGTTGAATCCGGTTTGTCTTTACGAAGAAATATTTCTTCATTATCACTTTGAATATTATCTTTGAAAGTTTTCACAGAGACCTTTCTTGCATCCCCCTCTCCTATATCAACAGGCAAATACATATCATTGGTCACCGTCCCGGCTTCGTCCAGTTCCCGGATCAGTTTACCATCGGTAACAGTAGACGTTGCGGTAGCCAAAGACATAGCCGTATAAAGAGCAACAGTAGTAGGTGAAAATTTCAACGGTGTTGTCGGATTTACCAATATGGCATTTCTCAAAGATGTTGCACCCTCTCCCGTTACATCTACACCATCAATAAGAGCCAATTCCAAATCTGCTTTACCGGCCTCTGTATAGTTATTTACCGATAGCAACATGTAATAATTACCATCTGCATACAACGGTTTACAAAAAGACAGGTTCGGGAAAAAGGTCGGATCAAGTTTTGCCTTTCGATATGAAATTCTTGGTTTATTTGCGTAAACACCTAAATACCCCGTCCAATACTTACGAACCAGGTTGTCATATTTCAAAGGTTCAAAAGTGAATGAACGGAAAACAACCGTCTTCGAATCTGCATCTATCCATTTTCCCCACACTTTAAGAGATTCCGTACCATTTTCTAGCAACAATCGACATTTAGTTGATTTGTTCAAAACATACTCAACTTTATTATCTTCGATTTTGCGCGTATATAAGGCAATATTCTTATCTGTCGCTGCATATGGAGATTGATACACAGTATTCTCCTGTTTATCGTAGGTATCTGCAGTAAACGTATATGATGCGAATGTTTTATCAACCAGATCATCCTCCGCGTACTTCAGTACATTCTTTTTAGTTAGTCCATAGGTATATTCCAGCTTATTATCTTTCTTGTCGATCAGCATCTCTGAAATATTGATCGCTCCGGATTTACTTAAGATTACATCATCTGCATTGTAAAACGAGAGAACACTACCTTGATATTCTACCATCAAACCAAATACCCCCATGACAGACTTAATAAAATCCATCGCCGATATGTCCGGCAAATTTTCTCGAATTGGATAATCCAACAAGAATGCAGTTTGGGAATAATCCTTTTCATTCTCCGGAGCAAAAGAGATAGTTAAGTCTATTTCAAAATTCCCAGTCCTAAAAGGATCGTAAATACCAAAACAAACATCACCTGCACCAATGTTTCTATACTCATCAATATCTTTTGATGTACTTTCAAATATATCAAAGATGGGTGCTTCACCCTCCTTAAACTCTGTAGCGATACTGAATATACCAAATTTCCATCCGGTAGCCGCATTATTCGCTTTTACTGTACCTTTTATCCGATATCGTCCACCTAACGGAATTTTAATAAAAGTTACTGGCATCGTACGATACATGAGATCATACAATTTCTGATGATAGAGAGCATTTTGATAGTTCAAATCTGGTAAAATATCATACTTTTGTCTACCTGAGATCTGATCAGATGTAGTAGTCCCTCTAAGGCGAAAAGCCAGATTGTTTGCGACCTCTTTACTCCCGTTAGTAGTTGGTAACATCAACCACATTTTCTCAATTACTGAACGATAGGCATTATTCATTACAAACGACTGCCCCACTATCATATCAAATAACATTGAGACCTTCACAGCTGGACGCAAATGTTCGGGGTACTGCGCTTGCATGCCGTCCAACTTTGGGACCCAGGTAACAATATCATTTTCAGTCACATTATAGTCCCAGGGGATCAAACCGCTATCCGGTAAAATATCTTTCAGCTTGCAATCACTCAAAAGAGTCAAACGTGTATTTCCTCCAAATTTGATAAGGACCTCTATTGTTTTACTGGTCGATTTAACAACAGCAACGCCATCATCAAACAGAGTAATACCGCCCCTGATAACCTTTGCTGTATGTTCTACATGCGGAAAGTCTGTTTCAACATTCACTTCTGTTGAGTAACTAAACGTCTGAATGTTGTGTGCCGTTTTAGGAAGCTGGATAGTGTATGAATACCCAGACAATATTGTTGACATATCGGCCGGCTTACTCACAGCACGATTCAATACGATGCCTGAGCCACCCTCTGGCAAGTCAACCTCTATACCATCTATGTAAAGTTTATCTTTCATTCGGCAATACAATTGTTATGTCAAAATCCTGCAATGCAGCTTTTGTTCGTTTGTACTCTTTTACTTCGACCTCCACATTATACCACCCATCAGGAACAGAAGCCTGCACAATGGCACTTTCCTGTATAGCGGTGAAGCTCTCAAATGTTTCCCGGTCTACCATAGCTGCAAACAGGGTTATTTTATTTATCTGATCAAATGCCAACTTATAAGTCAGTCCTCCGATACCGGCCGTTTGAATATTCTCCAATTTCCGGCTGTCCTGATAAATACAAAATTCGTATGAATCCAACTCACCGCGACGGCTAATCCAGCGTAATGTGATATGTGCTCCATCTCCGGAAAAACTCACGACCTTATTACTTCCATAGACAACTTCAAAGATTCCAGAAGCAAGAGATACCCCGGCTTGCACCACGGACCAGGCTACATTCTTCCGTACCGTTCCATTTGACAACGTATTAATGGTGAACAAAGATTTCAGCAGTCCTGACGCATCAAACACCGCTGTATTTGCTATTGCTGACACTTTCGTCTTTACTCCTTCAATAGTGATATCATATTCCCCTGCCCCCTCCATTGTGAAAAGAACCGGATCAAAAACATACTGCGTATCCGATGGTGCGTTTACTGTAGCCATTTCATTTATTCAATTTTATAGATTCAAACTCCATTCTCATTAAAAAGCCGACACGGTCTTTTATTCGTGATATCGTTTCCGGTACTTCAGCCGTATATACATCTGTATCCGCTCCCCTCCGGTAAAGTTGTGTTCCTTCCCTGGTTATTTTACGAGAAACCAGATAAGCAAAAGAATTGCGTTCTGACTGGCTATCAAAAGAGATACCCTTATCAATTACCCACTGCTTTATAATCTGATAGAATCCGGCCGGAACCTTGCCCGGTTTACGCCCTGTCTCCAACGTACCAAAAGCCATACGACCAAACAATACTCCGCGATTCTCAGATACATCGGTACGCATGGATTCAGATGTACGCCCAGAAGCTCTACGACCGGAGCTATCAATATTGGAAATGATTCGCTTCCGAAGATCTTCCAATTCTTCAAATATTATGTTCTGTACTTCTTTCATAGATTACGTTCACATATTCCGGCTATCTCTTTCAACACCACTTCAAAGACAATACCGGAAGTAACAGCATTGAGTTTATTATATGCAACCTGGTATTTCATCACTCCACCCAAAGGTTCAAAGTTTCCTGTTTCGTTCAACTTCACAATGAATCTCATAGCTAATGATTTCATCCGGTCAACGACACAGTCATTATCCAGACCGTTGCCATTCAGCTCTACTTTATCTAAGAAAGCCAGCATCCCGTTCTGGTTGTCACGGATATTTCCATTCTTAAAGTCCAGTTCTCCAGAAGCAGGAAGAACATACACAACAGCCGGAAGCGGTATCCTATCAATTTCCACATTGGCCTGGGTCCAGTCCTCAAAAACGAACGGTACTCCTAGTGATTCAGCAACCTGTTTCAATTTATCCTGTACCGTCATTTCTTCTCACTTATTATTTTGTTTAACCTCCTTTGATACATGCCACTGTCATAATCAATTTTCATCATTGCATATACACGCCTTTCCGGTAAATCGAATACCGCTTCATGAGATATGGATAGACGTTGAGCAATCCGATCGACAACACCAAAAACACCATGGTCAATCCCATAAAATCCGGCTCTGACTTCTTCCGGTGTTGGTTTGTACTTGAACGTGTTTTCATCACGTACCGTCATACGTTCCAATTCCCGGTAAACTGACAGGCCAAAATTGTAAACAGAAATAAAAGGTTTACTCATCACCTCCTTTTCATTCAAACCTAGCAGCACCTTTTGAGGAATAAACAGAAGCTCAGACCTTGTGTTTATAGTAGACAAGTCAATACGCTGACCGTAGGTAAGCTCTGGTATTTTCTCCGGTGAATATACCGTTTCCAACTGATCCCAAAAGTCCACTCCTTTTAGCATCAGAATCACATTTTCAATAGTAGTCTTACTCGTTATCTTCATTACCAGTTATATGTTGAGTTACCCGTACGCGGGGCAACAAGTCTATACATTCCCATTATCAGCATATCCAAATAGTCCGGAGACCGCTTAATAATACCTTTCATTGCTTCCTTGCTGATGATATCCTTTTTCCGGGTATCCTTATCTACATTCGCAGCAATCAACAGTTGTAGTTCTTCAGCAATGAGTTCCGCCTGATCCGGTCGGCAAATGATCTGTAACTGCCGTTTGTCTATCATTTCAGCCAATTTGTATGCACATTCGGCTTTCAGGTTCGCATATTTATTCTTGAATGCAGATGCACCATTCTTGAACTCTTTGATCCCGTTCAGATAGCTCTCCAAATAACTTCCTAAACCATCACTATCCGCCACCGTCTGGGACCTGCCGACACCATGCATAACCATGAGCTTTCGCAAATCCGTTTCAATCTCCCGACCTGATGATTTGTCTTTATCAATCTCGATTGAAACACGTAAGCCTTCCCAGTAACCAGCGACAAAGTGATCTCTTCCTTTCATTGCCAGGTCGGCACTTATAGCCTTTCCTCCGATCAATGCACCGGTGTTGGTAAAGCAATCCATCACTGCATCGTAATCAACTAAAGAGTTCGGATCACTGTCATACTCCCATTTTCCCAGATAAAGACGTTGATACGTTACTTTATCCTCTGTCTGACGAAGGGTATCAACATAGTCTTCTGTGACAAACGGGTTATCTTGTACTAATGCCGGTATGAATGCATACGGTACTTTGAGTTTACCTGCTTTACTGGGCTGATAAAATCTCTTATACAGCCAGTTCTTTTTCGGATTACAGGTTATCAGTATTTTCGACGGGATTTTATAAAGATCATTCAAGTGCCGACCTATACGAGTTTTCAGCATCTCAAAAGCCAGACCGTTGATCTCTCCGGCTTCCTCTATCCATCCCCCGGTAAATTCTTTCGATCCTAACCGTTCATACATTGGGTCCTTACGAGGATAGTAGGTCAAATCCAGATAAACGATCTCCGAACCGTTGTCGAACTTGATACCGTCATTTGTGATACGGTAACCGGTAAACCCGTGATACCTTGCAACCTTACCAAACGTTACCGATACAGAAGCTTGTGAGTCTTTTAGATTGTTACGACCAACAAACCAGCGTGTACCAGGCAAATGAAAAGCACATTGCATCAACCATTCACACCCTAACCAAGATTTTCCACCACCTCCCGCACCGCCGTACAGGATGAATTTATGTTCACTATCCGCTAGATAGTTGTAAGCAAGCCGCTGTTTTAAATTTACTTTCATTCATCTGCTTGCTTTATTAACTGTTCAACATTCGGGGTTACCGGAAGGAAATTAAACCCAGTAAACTGTATTTTATTACCGCCTGTTGTTACATCGACCTTTTGAGTACCGTTAATACCAAGAAGCTTACAACGCATTTCAATACATCGCTCAATCCCGGACAAATAGCGCGGATCCCCCATGTTGATAATTTCCTCACCCAGGACACGAGTAGAAGATTTCTTCTTACCTTTCGCCGGATCACCCTCACAATCGTCTTTCTTCTCAACAGACTTCTTTTTCTGGTCCGTCTTTGACTTCTCCCAGGCTTCCCAATACTCACGTTCCAGCTTGTTGATCTTTCCGAGTTCTATTGTCAATTGATTATTAACGAAATCTTTCCGGGCCTCTTCCGATTCTTTCAGTATCTCCTTAACATCATTGAATACTGTTACATGGGAAATTGTACGGCCAGTAATGACAGATACAGACTCCGCAATCTCACGGAATGTATATGCTTTAAAGTAAAGGGATGCAATCAACTGTTTGTCTCGTTCCCTCTCTCCTGCTTTTCTTGTTGCTGCCATTTGTTAAACCTATATTGTTAAACTATTACCAGGTTTATCCTGATACCATTGTTTATATATTTCGTAAGATATACGAGCAGTCATAACAGGAGGAACACTCATACCTATCAAATATTCTGGTTTGATATCGGCAAAATCATAATCTAAAGGATATGAGCCTATAAGACACATTTCTCTTTTATTTAGACTTCTAGGGATATCATAAAGAGCATTCACACCGGCTCCACTCGTTAAAGTAGGCGCCACATCGTCTGAATGAATAATAGGGTTAGAAAACATACTAAGGCGCTTTTCTAATCGATCTATTATATCTCCAAAGGATTTATCTGATTTACGCTTACTATTCCATAGCATTCTTTGGTATTCGGTAAGATTATCTGACAGATCGTTCTTATCCATAATTTCTCTGAACAGGATAGGTGTTTCACTAAAGCTAAGCTGCAACTTTGGAAAGCCTAGATCTTTCCTCCTACAGATAAAAAATACACGTTCGCGCTTTTGAGGAATCCCCATACTCGCAGAATTAAGAAGGAATACCTGCACATCATATCCTATCTTCTGCACACGTTTTACGATCTCCTTTGAATAGGCACGGGCATTACCCTGTATTATTCCTTTTACATTTTCCAGTATAGCAACCTTTGGCCGCAACTTACAGATCGTATCAATGTAAATGAAAACAAGATCATCCAGACGTTGCATTGCCTGACCTTCTTTGAAGCGCTTCTTTTTACCCCATGCGTTTTCCCTTTCCCCAGCCATGGAAAATGTAGAACAAGGTGGTGAACCATCCAGAATATCCAAATTATACAATTCGTTAGGCAAATCTTCTCTTTCATTGAACAGTCGAATATCTTCTGTATATAAAAACCTTGGAGAATGATTTCTGTTATATACTCTTGACACCTGTTCATCTAATTCAACCCCTCCGAGATGGTCATAACCGGCTAACTTATATCCCATAGACGACCCACCTCCACAAATGAAAGCGCCAAAGACCTTCAGCATGTGAGGTTCCACCCCTTTAAAAGGATAACCGTTCTTTATATACCACTCAAATTGTAGTTTCATCATTGACATTTTCAAAAAGTAATTTACATACAGCCTTACTCGGATCAGAGTCAATAGTCATTAACGACTCTTTAACTCGTAAATAAGTTTCAGCATCAAACTTCAATATCAGTTCATGCGCATCTTCCCATTCTTCTACATCAATTTCTCTGTTTTTATCGGAATAATCCTTAGCCTCGTTTATCTCTAATTCCCATGCGTCCAGTTCATCAACACCAAAATCTTTTACGATAGCATCAAAATCAAAGAATGATGTATCAGATGTATGGTTATCCGCTAGAGCTAATGCCTTACGCCGGGCATCTTCCGTCGATAAGTCATTACGTTTGATCGCAATAAGTTCTGTACCATCACTTTCAATGACACGAACCTTTAAACCTAACTCCTGGGCCTGTTCATATACGCCATTGCCGGCAATGATACAATCATCATTGTCAAAAAGGATAGAACGACCGGCACCACATTCTTCAAGGCTTTTCCGGATCAGACGTTTGTTCTTGTCGTCATGGATACGATAGTTGTTGGGATCAGTCTTTATATTACTCATACATACAGATTTATATAAAGACAAATATAACAAAAAAAATATCATACAGAATATCATATACACAATATGATATATTTACATATATAATAAAAGCCAGTATTTATTACTGGCTTCCATTTATCAATAAAATTTATTATCTCTTTCTATTCAATCTCCTATTCGATAACTTTTTCCAAATATTATGTGCAATAGATATTTCTTCTTGACTTAAACCATAATTTTTTTGTAATATAATCTTATTTGTAATAGCCAAAATATCATCTATATCAACTTTTTCACGTATCATCTTATCAATATTCCACAAAAGCTTTTCATTATTTTCATGATATGGCAATAATATCTTTTCGGTCTCATTAGGCATAAGCTCCAAAACACCACCACCGTGACTTCTACCACACACCTCGGCAAATGCAAAAGACAATGAGTTATAGTAACTTGAAACAAAAGACTTTATATTAGTCTCTGGCAACAAATAAACTCGATGCATAGTATCTGTAGTATAAGCATTTGCTTCATTTATAATTAAGCGGGGATATAAATTATTCCTTCTTATAAAAAGTGCATCAGAAACTTTAATAGAAGGAATAACATACCACTCGTCTCTTATGCTAGTTTTATATCCTTTATTAATCTCCATATCTTCACCATATGTAATATACCTCAAAGCACCTTCATTTAACTTTGAACCTTGAGAAAAAACAAGGAGATGAGCTTTCGAGTTCAATTTTTTATTTTCTTCCCAATCTTGTTTATTAAAAATAAGACTATTAACTTGAACACTTCTTCCTACCATAGGTTTAGCATACTCATACAAATCATATTTTTGTACAACATCATAAGGCACAGTAAAATAATCATTCGCACCAGTAGTTATGCCAACTTCAACTTTCGAATAGTCACCAATTTGGGGAACCTTCTTTCTATTAGCAATAGTTTCTAAAAAGTCAATCTCATCTTGCTCTAAAAAGTAAAATGTCCACTTATTAGATTTAAAATCTATTTTCTTTTTAGGGGATTTCAATCTTGCAGTATCTAACATTTGCAAATCATTTGCATCTGTTAATTCAATATGCTCAATATTATGTTCTTGGGAATTATTTTTTTCACACAATAACAAAACAACTTCCTGTTGAATATTTGGAAAAACTAACTTTTCAAAAGATATTATATTTATTTTATTGTAAAACTTCGCAATAAAAGCCCTAAGCTGCTGTGCATATGAAACTTGCAATATCTCCGCAGGTAAAACAAAACCAATCTTACCCCCTTCCTCCTTTAATAATAAAGAAGAACCAACAACAAAAGAAACCCATGCATTTGTCAATTTGGAATATTTCAGTCCCGCTTTATCAAAAATAATTGAAGCTTGTTGTTGTTGATCACGATCAAAAAATTGATATCGAATATATGGAGGATTCCCTACAATTAAATTAAATCGTTGCTTAGTTGTATTACAATACTCATGAAAATCAGTATTAATTACAGTTTTGTTCCTTAACTCTATTTTATTTGCCTTCGCAGACTCAACCTCATCAAACTCCACGCCTGTAATCGACTGATATTCTGCTTTTAACGTTTTTAATTGCCTTAAAAAGACACCATCTCCACAACTTGGTTCTAAAATATCATAGTTGGTGCTTCCATTTATACCCCACCGTAATATAAATCGCGCTATTTCCTCAGGAGTATAAAAACCTCCTCTAAGCTTTTCTACACTAGCTTCTGTTATTAGCTTCATATAGTTTTAATTAGTGTTTACTCAATTCTTATAACAAAAATACTACCCTTTTTATAAAGGGACAAAGATTTCCCTATGAGTTCATCCTTAGCTATAATCTTTTTAGCAGGTCCCCAACTCAAAGAGGTCATTGAATTATGCTGAAAATAAGATTTTGATGTAGTATCTGTTTTATGAGAGATTTTTAAGTTATAAACCCCATAGCTAGTTCCATCAATTACAATTTTAAAATCAGCATAAGCTCTTTCATAATGAGGCTTTTCGGAGTCAGGCTTCCATTTTAAATTCGCAAATACAACATCTCTAAAATATGATCTCGGATCTATATCTAATTCACCTTTTTTAAAAAGCATCGATCCCGTTGCATTAGTTTTTTCACCCTTAGGTATATTTAGATCACGTATTTTCAACGACTTAACTTTCCATATAAAAACCTCTTCCAAAAATTCTTTATGCTCTACAAACTTTTCAACAACATCTACTTTCACACTTTTTGAGATAACCTTAAATTCAGAAGGAATTTTACTTATTACCTTTTTAGGAAAAAATTTAGTAATAACCTGATCCATTTCTGTATTTTGGGACTCATCACATTTATCCTGAACTTGTTTTCTATCCTTTTCTGCAGGCACAATTCCTGCTTTAACAAGCATTTCTATTAACTCCTGTGTTAGTGGTTGTAAATTAACATCTGTTTGATCAAACAATGTTGAAAAATTACTTTTGAGCTGATTTATTACAGCTATGTCATCTTCATCATTGACATCTAAAGTAATCCATAAAGAAGCTTCAACATTCGAAAACAATCCTTGAACTGTAAGATTTGATGATCCCAAGATTAGTTCTGATTTATTACTTCCCTCAAACAAATATATTTTAGGATGAAAAATTGCATTACCTTTTTGATAATAGATAAAAACCTTTACTCCTATTTTTAACAAGGCTTTCAATGCTTCTTCTGATGTTCCTTTCTGATCAACGCCTACTATGATAGTAATTTTTTTCAAATGATCTTTTGCCTTGGACAAATGCTTTGCGATTCCATTTACTCCACCCTCACTTGCAAAAGCCGAAATCGCAGTAAATGCTCCGTATGCTTTTTCTGAAATTAATTCAACCAGCAAAGAACCTAATGTATGCTCTGATTCAGAGCCATACCCTTGACTTATAAGATGTATCTGCATAACATTTTTCAGCAAATATAATCAAAAATCAAGTTTCTATTTCAAAAAAGGCATTATAACAAAGCATTTTGTATTAATTTTATCTTTCCATCATTATACTACATTCCCATCTTTGTAAAGTTTGCATGAACTTACCAAATACATCTCCATCATTAACAGGATCTTCAATCAGACACCTCTAATCTACTAAGGAGGATATAATTGTTAAATATTTATAATCTTCATAAATTTTTAATTTATGCCGTCAGCCTTCGACGGATTTGGTTCATATTCTTTTTCACAAGTTCAAGTATCTGATTATGATACTTTGTATTATTATTTCCACGCCCATAACATTGATTAATCTTCATAGTAGTTAGATTTATTTCGATAGTCTCAATGTGTTTATCTCCAATCCGAGCGGAAAGGACAAGGGAATTAGTCTTTTTATAATACTCATTTGTAAATACACAGTGATTCAGAGCATCCCCTTCTTCCTTAAACTCTTCAACACTATGTAGAACACGTACCATCACAACCCCATCATTGAATTGAACATCAAAGAATTTACCTTTCTGTTCTTGATATTTGAGATTGTCTTCCTTCATCTTTTCAAAAAGTCGTTTCCGTCGTTGTTCTGCATAAATAGCTCTTTCACGGTCAAAGGCAGCACGTTCTTTAACCAATTCACGATTCCGCTTATTCATATACTCATCATGAGCATTTCTTAAATTAACAGGACAGACATAGTGAGCATTGCGTAGATCCTTTTTGTAGTAGCTGAGTAACATCAAATAATCAAACCACATCTTTGCATCTTTCACCGAATAATGGTTACGCATACATATCTTGATCGATGGCCAGTATCTTTTTATTTCATCATCATACCCTGCACACATTCTACGGAGTAAATCAAACTGACAGGCTTTAAGTAAAGTTTCTGCTTGGTTGTTTGTACTGATCAGATGAAAGAAGTTAAAAGGATAGGAACCGTACATTTTTCCTTTGAATCCGTATTTTCTCCAAACAGAAAGATATTTTCGAACTGGATAACATGCTTCGCATCCAACATTGTAGGCATGTTTATCTCTACCTCTCAATTCCATATCACTATCAAAACACCACGCATCAATATAATATTGATGCGTATTAGTTAGTTTTGCAAATGTTTCAAATCTACCATCAGGCAGGAGCCAGCGCTGAACAACTTCCGCAATTTTATATTGTGCCTCACAGCCAAATTTGAATTCTTTCTTAATCATAAAATAACGGAATACTTGAAATCCCTGGCATGTTGTTATGATACAGAAATACTCTGCTTGAAAATCATTTTTCCTCGTAGTTGTTTCGATCTTCAATTTACTTCCACAATTAGGACAGACATCAATTTCACCATCTTCAAATTTCATTGCATCAGAAAAAACGTGACTGCAATGTGTACAAGTAATAATGCCTTTTTTCAATCGAAGGCCAATACGATCAACGACATTTTCAATAGCCCATTGACGATGTTTCTCTGTAAATTTCGGTAACTGCGCGCTCAGTTTAACTACCAACTTTTGTAATTTTGTTTTTGGCTTCATGGCTTAATCAAATAAAGATAATTGTAATTTACTTTCCTCTCTCTTGCCTCTCCCCCGCTTAACAGTGGAAAAAACAGGTCGTTCATATTGTATTGACAACTGTTTAGTTGTTTGGGCCTCAGGAACCTGTTTGCTACTTACAACCCGGCTTTTAACTGAATTACCTATTCTAGCATTCACTTTGATATTTTCCTCTTCGTAATAGTGTATAGCTAAGCCGAACACTTCATTATCAGTCATTACCACCTCATTACCGCGCTTCCGCGCTTCACCTAAAATATACCGGCAACATTCATCAATGCTCTTCTTGGGATTAGTAAACTTCGGAGCGAATAGTGTGTCCTCTGCTGCCCGCTGTTTCAAATAATCAGCGATTACTTCATTAAAGCTTTTTGTTCTCATAGGATATTATTTTTTAGTTTAGTTATCTTCTACTTTCTCCGTTCAACTCAATCAGGTTGAACATTTCACCACGTCGATCACGGATATAATCACCGTATTTACGTTCTACATCATTCGGATAAAGGTTTGTTGTGACATAAGTTCTCAATCCGTACTGTTGCCAATAGCTGTACCGAATGTGAAATATATGCTGCATCACATTCAACTCATTCCCGAAATATTTTGCCGGGATCGGTTCACGGCCGAACTCGTCGAAACACATATCAACCGGCCCCAATGAAGACCATCCGGCATTATCCAAATACCGGCTCAAATCTCCGTGCATTGCATATTCTGTCGTAATCCGGCTACACACATACACCCGGAACCCCCTTTGTAAAGTTTGCATAAACCTGCTGAAAATATACATCAGCGTAGATTTCCCGGTACCGACCGGACCGGCTAACCATAAACCTTTTCGGATATCGAGCGATCCCGGTTGTTTCAGGAAATACAGAAACAGGGAATACACTATCGCTTTGTTTCGCTCGTCGATTACAAATGTGCCTTTGGAATAGTGATCTGCAACCCGGAGAAATAATCTTTTGTAGGCTATTAGATCAATCTTATTTTCCGGCATATCCGTTACCGGACGCTGGATTGTTTGTCTTACTTCCAGTACTCCTTTCATTTCGTTTTATTTTTTCGTCTAAAATCCATTTGTTTGCTAAACTATCCCAGTCAGTAACCTGTACACCGGTCCCTTTACGCCAGCCCTGGGAATTGTAGTGAGAGAAAAATAACCGTCCTTGGTTCTCCCAATCCGGCAATAAGCTGCCGGAAAAGAATCTTAATACATCATCCAGTACTGGAGGAATAAATTCTTTCTTTGCCCTACTGGATTTCTTTTTCGACTTTTCTTCCGGAAAAGGCAAATTGTTTTCATGGGGGATTATAGGGAGTATATTATCTTTTTGTTTATGTTTATCTTTACTAGGCACTGACTTGTGCAAATCTTGTACACTCACTTGTACACCAACTTCGACATCTACTTGTGCATTTAATGTCGAAGTGATTGAATAAGTAACATTAGGATTTGTATTTTTTTTCTGATAATCTATTAGACCTGCCTGCTTAAGTCTATTTCTGGCATTTTCTAATGTTCTCCGATCTTTAATACCTAAATCAGCCATGATTTTAGCATTATTGCGCTTGAAAAATTGTATCCAATTGCACATATTATTTACTTTCAAAAGATAAAAGTAAATGGCTATTTCACAAGGAGAGAAACAATTCTCTTCATGCACAATCCAAAATCGATTTATCAGTTCTATATAATTCATCGTTCGATACCTAGATAATTCTTGACTTCTTTCATAAACTCATTCAGTGATCGGCAGACAACATACTTATTGCCTGCCGCCTCCGCTACCCTCTGCCAGTCCTTCTGTGAATCCTGTTGTTGATTTTTCTTATACTTCATTTCTATACAAAGGCTACCGTGACCACCTTTAGGAAAAAGAAGAATGAGATCGGCAACACCAGCTCTTACCCCTTGCCTTTTTAGATTGGTTGCCTCTATCGCGTTACGTCGACCACCATTCGGTACATGGAATAGAAGCGGAGCCAATTTAGGGTACTGCAATTTGAACCACTCAACACAAGCCGTTTGTAAACCTGCCTCACCTTTCATATTGCATTGCTAAATAATGCACCTTCCGGACGACGATTGAACGGTGACGTGCTTGTTTCACTTTTCTTGATTCCTGATTTAGCAGACATTTTCAAGATCATTGCATCGACAGTTTTCTCCGGAACCTGATCATCTGTCCCGGTTACATCGTTTGCTATGTCTTTCTTTGTTTGAATAAGATTCCAAATGTCTTCATCAATAGTATTCTTTCCGAGGAAGTAATAACAATTCACACTATTTTTTTGACCGATACGGTGTGCTCTATCTTCTGCCTGCTCACAATCTGCAAACGTCCACGGGAACTCAACAAATGCAACTCGACTACTGGCAGTCAGCGTAAGACCGACACCTGCAGATTTATAATTACAAATAATCAACTGGCACTTCGGATCGTTCTGGAACCTATCGACGGCATCTTGTCTCTCTTGGCTGGTGTTATCTCCAACAATGGTAACAGCATTCGGAAAAACTTTCTTTATCTCCTGTACAACCTCTTTAAGAAAGGCAAAAACAATCAACTTTTCACCGGAATCAATTATGTCCTGGATGAACTCAACGGCTGCCGATATTTTCCCTCTAGCTGCAATTTGTCGGAGTTTCTGCATTTGTACCATCACTTTACCACGTTCGGCCCGTCGTAACTTTTCATCGTCTGCATTCTCATAAGCAGCTAGGTAACCAATCAGATTATGTTCAGCATCCTGATACTCTTTTCTGTTTGTGATATCCACATTCACAACCTGTCGCATTTTATCAGGTAGTTGATCCAATACTTTAGCTTTCTCTCTCCGGAAGAAACAGGTATTCCAAAGGCGCCAGTTTAACATTTCCAAATTGCTTGCCTGGCGTGGTCCACCCATAAAGTTTGCTTCAAAACTCTTATACCCTCCGAAATCATCCAACCGATTCATGATCTTTAATTGTTGGATCAGGTCACCCGGACCATTGATCGAAGGTGTTCCAGTGAGCAAGAAGCGATACTCCTTTCCTTGACATAGTTTGTAACAAATCTTTGATTGTTGAGTCTTACTAGATTTGCACCGGTGACTTTCATCAATAATGATGCACTTAAACAAATTAGCTACCGGCTTTAGCTTAATCGATCGGGTTACACCGCCAGCAAAATCTTCAACAAAGAACTTTTTCAATGATTCATAATTCGTAATGAATACATCACAGCATCCCATTTCGTAATACCGGTGCCAGTTGTTTTTATTCCGATCATCAAGGATAATTGCATCTTTGCCAGTGAATTTCTTCCATTCCCTTTGCCAGTTGATCTTTAGACTGGCGGGACAGATCACCAATACCGGCCATGTTTTTGCTATAAAAGATGTACCGATAGCCTGCAATGTTTTTCCTAAACCAGGTTGGTCCCCGAAGAAACACCGCTTTTTCTGTAAAGCATAGGCAATGCCTTGTTTCTGATATGGGAAAGGTTCTATCTTTAACCCATGTGGTGAAATTAATTCCGGCATCGGGGGAAGCGTATAATGAACGTCCGGTCTTGAAGCCTGAGCTCCTTTTTGTACGCTTTTCTCATAGCCATATTTTACAGCCCAGTTAGCGAATATGTCGACATAGGCCTTTTGAGTATATTTCCCGGGGGGATAGAAACTTTTAGGTATCACCCACATATTGAGTTTCCCGTCATATCGGCGTCCTGGAATACGCCTAATAACTTCTGTCACAAATGGATGATATTTTACCTGCAGGTAGTAGTTTTTTTCGTCTTCCTGAATTAACATGCTGCTACAGATGTAATAGGTTGATTTTTCGGTTTACGTCCTCGCTTCGGTTTTTCAATAGTGATTGGAGTAACTACTCCGGTATCCGTATCAACCATTTTTCCGGCTTCAAACGGAACGTCTGGCATTGCTTCAAAATCCAGTGTTGTTTGAGTGATAGCGTATTTACCTCTGAATAGATATTCTTTCACTTCATAAATCACTGCCTGTACAGCCAGGTTCAATTCATTAATGTAAGGATATTCAAATTCACTATCTGATGATTCCAGTGCCTGAGCTGGAGAACAGAAATCAACCGAACCACCAATTTGAAGATACCGTTCGCCCATCAAAATGACCGTATCGGTATTACTATCATTCTTTCCCATTTTGATACCGTAAACATCAGCATTCTTAAAATCATCGTCGTCACCGATCAGATTATCCATACCAACAATTTCAGCTCGCTGGCTTACTTTATCGGACTCTTTCATTTCTGTAAGAAGAATAAAATGAGGGACCAGCTTTTTGAAAGCATTTGTACAATCAATGTGTGCCGGTATCTCAGACTTAACAGCGATATCTTTGTCACCCTCCGGACGGAACTCTGTATAGGTTACTGTCAACTGACGACCATTCAATATAGCCTTTTTAATTTTAGGTTCTCTTTCTTCCATACTATCAACGAATTAATGTGTTATACTTTTCCGGGCAGGTGGTCATTATTATTGCCGATCCAATCACTAACCGGGTTAATTTTTTCGCTTTCAGCAACCTTTTTTCAGTGGCTTTTACTGCTCTAATCAAAGTCTGTTTAGCGGTTTCACTCTCATGTTCATGGGCGAGATTCCCAATCTTAACCTGTTTTTCCATCTTAATATCTTATATGCTCATACCTGTTTGTAAATGCATTGAAAAATTGATCGTCCGGAGACGGTAACCTTATACCAAATTCGCTAGCAGCATCAGCCTGTACTTTGTTGAGAAACACAGTCATTTCAGCTGTATTAAGTTTCGATGTAGTCCGGACGACAATTTCCTCATTGCCGTTAATAACCACGATTCGCCGGAGGAACTTTTTACAGTAGTAATCATAAAAGTCTTGCTTCAATGTACCCGTATCTTCTTCCATACAGGTAAGCCACATCCACATAAGAGCATTCTGGTCTACAGTGCGTTTCTTGACTTTCTTCTTGATCTCAAGTGCATATTCACCGTTTGCAATCAGATTGAACATAAGTTCGATCGGTTGACCTAGCCACTTGATCACTCCCTGTTCCTTGACAAATCGTGTTTTCATATTTCAGCAAAAATCTTTTTATCAGTGATTAGATCCCGGTTCACTTCCAAAAATTCAATAAACCTTTCACAATGCCGGGCTAATAGCCCCTGGCTTTGCTGATGATCGTATTTATAAAGTTCTGGGTATTGTACTCCGGTAATAAGAGGTGTCCGGCTTGTGCCTCCTTTCAAATGATAAGCAGTGTACTCAAAAGAATCTATATCTTTAACCAGACCAGAGGTGATAAGGCAATAAGGATATACATGTCGTTGCCAGCCTTCTAAATACTTTCCGAACTCATACCGGGAAGTTGTTTTTATATCGTACACCCTATTACGGTTCAGTTCATCAATATATCCGTACAGTTCGACGGTCCCGTATTTTGTAGGGAGAACAGCTTTTACAAATAATTGGCTAACAGACCCATGAAAATATTCTGCTGCCTTACAGCAGAAACGATAAGAAAAATAAAATGTTCTGTTATTATATGTCGCTGTAACTACATCGGCATTGATATCCTCTATGATCTGAGTTCTTACCGGTTTTCTATGGATTAAGTAATCAACAATATCATTGAATGCTGTACCCTTATCTGCGGCTTCTGAATCGAACGGAACTCGATTAATACTGTTGAGTAGAGACTGTTTCATTTCAGTCTCTATCTCTTCATACGTCTTTTTATAATCTCCTGTCTCCTGATCTTGATTGAAAAAATGCTCAAACTCACGATCAACATGCAGATACTTTTCAAACTGATCTAAAAGAGACGGGTAGAATTTATATTTAGGCTGTTGCTGCTGTATCGACTGGCTCATATTTCTTAGTTAATTTATTCAACTTTAATCCCAGACTATTACATTTATCCCGGATCATTAGACCGGCTTTAAGCTTACTGTCCCAAATATGTTGCAGCTTTCCTACATTTTCAGTGACACCGTTGGCGGTCTCTGCATCAACGATCAATTCTACATTTTCCTTTACCACATCAATCAAAGCTTCATAATCATTACTGATATCTGCCTGCTTTTTTAAATATACCTGGTAACTATCGAATATGCTGGATAAGAAAATGTTTTGTCCGGTAACACTACCAGAAGTATCAATAATGATTGGTATCTTCTGCATGGCTGGGAGATTACATGTATTCTTTGCATAGAATTTCTCAGTTGGTGACCAGCTTATTGTACGTTCACTCCCTATCGCTTGCATATAACCGACCAAATCAAGTTCTTTAATCAAATCCCCTGCAGATGATCCGCCAATCTCCGGACGAACAATCCGGTTTTCTCCATCTTTCTCTTCTCGTTCATGGGCGACGAAAATCAAATTCTTACCCATCATTGAACATTGGGAAAGGAAATTGATAAACATTGTCTTACGAACTCCATAACCTTTTAAAGAAAGGGAACCGTCACGTTGGCCCATCTTCGGATCATTTTTGATTATATAGGCAGACATAAAATCCAACATCTTTCCGGCAGTATCAATAACGATTGTTTTAAATGGAGATAAATCTTCCTGCAGTGCCTCAATCACCATATCCCAGTTTTTCACCTGCAATGTCGGACACTGAAAAGCACCATTCACACGCTTTACACCTCCATCAAAATCTAATAATACCGGAGAAGGGGTAGACAAACCTAATGTTGACTTACCTAGACCTGGCTGTCCGTAGATCAGCGCTTTGATTGTTGTTGAAACTTCCAATTCGGAAGGTTGTTTAAATAAACTCATAGTTTGAAAATTAATTTGTTAGTAATCTTATTTCGTATTCTCATATTTCTTTAATTGTTTTTCGGTCACAATGACCGATACACCAAAAACACAAGCCCAGAAAAAGACATTTCCAGGTTCCCATTTATCTGCATTACACACAATAAACAGGCAGCCAAAAGACAGGAAAAAGAATAGGAATGATAAGAGTAGTTTCATATAGTATTCCTCCTTAGTTGTTTTTGCAGTAGTTTAAAATCCATCTTCAACACATCGGACAACCGAAATAAATAATGTTCATCACGGCTGTTCCGTTCTTCTGGTGTTATCAATCCCCGTTGGATATACCGAAATACTGTCTGATAACTTATACCGTGAATTTTTGCGACCCATGAAGCAGGTATCAAGACACTATAATAGCGCTCATATACTTCTGCTTTTGCCTTTTCTGACAGCAATCCAGACACTACAGTTTCTAAATCACTTTGCGTCATTTGAATTATTTGATTTATTTGCATCATGCAGTCATATAAAGTTCAACTTCATACCTTCTTCCCCTTCTAGCCATGCGGTTAATCTGATCTGTTACGCTCAATGTTGAGAGAAAAAAGATTAATAAACATGATGCCATTAATTGTCGGGCATCCATTAGATTAAATTCAACTCCGTATATTAACCGGAAGAACTCTTTTATCAATCCAATCTGGGTAGTTACCCCCAGTTTGGCCATTGCTGACTTTATCTGATTTTTTTCAGTATGTTCCGATACACAGCGCTTATCAGCTGCAACCTTTACCACCTCATGTTCTGCCAAATAAAGTACAGCATCCGTTTCCGAAGCGGTTAACGGAATCATATTTGAGACAGTTTTCTTTTAAGTTCCTCCGCCATCTTTCTGCGTTGAGCAACTTTAGGTTTTAGATACGCGACAGCTTCACACAAGACTTTGTATTCGGAATCATACCACTTCTCTTCATCAGGGCCTTTCTCATGTTTCATCATATTATTAAATGTCTGGCGCGATACACCAGCTCGTTCACAGATGGCTTTCTTATCTCTGTACTGTCTGTTTATACGAATAAATTCAATTGCTTCTTGTGTAGTCATAATTATTTTGATTATTGATTTGTGTGGTCAACCGGGAGTCGAACCCGGTAACAAGCCTGGCAGAATCGCGAATAATAATGTACAATAGTGTTGTTTTACTCCGCTACACTTGTGACCGCCTGCTCTAGGTTGGTGTTCTCTCCTTCATATCGCAGACTCTTTAATGGTTATTTACTCTTAACCAGCGTGCCTACACGCCTTAATGGTTACATATCATATCTCGTAGTACGTCAAAGATCGTTTTCAATGTGGACGGTGCCGGTATCGAACCAGCCTCTTTACATCGTGCGCACTCTGTAATGTTTCATCCCAGATTACTGACCGCCCGTGTGCCGGGACTCTCACCCGGCTGAACCTTATTTTAGTCAATCATTAGCCAGCCTGCTTCACAGCGGTTTCTACTTTGGTAAATTCTCCATCTGTTAGTTCATATCCTATACTAAATTCTTCATCCATTACAAAGCCATACAGTTCAGCAAACTTCTTCGTGTTTATTGGCAATGTTTCTGTTGAAAAGAATTTCTCTGAATAGACTACCTCATAATCCTGATCAGCGCGTTGTACATGGACTGAAAAATATTTCTGATTAGTAAATATTGCGATCGTAATTTCCGTTCCGAAGCATTCGCGTTGTACAAGCTGTACCATCTTTAAAATCTCTCTTAATTCATTCATGGCTACCTCCTTTCTATACCCAGTAATCAACGATGTACTGAACAGCTTCCGCTTTACTATCAACGTTATACTCTTTGCATGCATCTTCTTCCGTCATGCTTACTAAAGCTTCAATTTCTGCTTTCATTAGTTCAATCTTGTTACTCATATCGTTTACTTTTTTATCAAATTGACTATATCAGGTTATTTACTTTTCTTATATTTGCTATTTACTTTGTGTTGTGATTATTGTTTGTTGTTAATCACATTGCAAATATACAGAATTATTCGACATTAATACAGAATTAAAAAGAATTATTCTGTATTTAACTTTTATTTTGAATTAATTAAATATCATGAATATAGAATGGGCTTCTTTTTTAGTTGCAACAGTCAGTGCTTCGGCAGGTATAGCTATTGGATATCAAATATATAGTTACTTTATTGCCAATAAGAAGATTGATGAACGACTTTCTCAAATTGAATCTGATTACAGTAAGAAAGTATCAGAACTACATGATGCATATACTGAAAAATTAAACGAAGTAGAAAAATCCCTTTTCAAGTCCGTCAATCACAATAACAACACTACAGAAAAAAATGTATCTGTTGAAATAAAGAAATCTTTAGAATCTGAACTATCCCATGTGTATGGACAAATCTATTATAGGGATGCTTTAACTCAATATCGAATAGAGGCCTATGACATGGCTTTACTGAATTTTATATTAGCCGCATCTGAATTTAGTTACTCTGACCCAAATACTGGCGAAATTGATTTATGTTTAAGATATATCATAGAAACCATAGAAAAAGCTCGCTATAATCTAAGGTTGCCAAAAACAAGTTGTAATGAATACATAAACAAACTTGGTAGAATTAAAGGAGAAAAAGCAGATAAAGTACGCGATCTGCTATACAAACTTGGAGATAGAGAGTTTTAATACCTTTTCTTCAATTTAGATAAGGTATCTTTTATCATAATAAAGAACAGTAAACAAATCAGTACTAGTAATAAAGTTGAAACAATGATACATATAAAACTAGCTACAACTATTAAGAATAGATTTACATATTCAACAAATATTGAATTCATAACAAATTAAATTTTATCCATACAAATATATACAGAATAATTCGACAATGAATAAAGATCTTACTATAAAAATAATGAATGAGGTTCTGTCTACTTTAGACAAAAAACCAAGCGAATTAGCGAAAGCCATTGAACTTAAAAGGCCTCAAGCTATATATGACATACTAAACCCGAATAAAAAAGTAGGCATCAGTAAAAATATGGCTGAAAGTATTTGCGCTAAATTCCCACAAATAAATAAACCGTACCTTCTTACTGGAGAAGGGAGCATTCAAAATAAACCAATACAGGAAGAAGTAACGCAATTAGCAATAGGAGGCGTTATGATGGTTCCGCTGGTCAATCAATATGCACAAGCTGGCTATATGATGGGATGGTCAGATGTAGCCTACATAGAAACACTTCCTAAGATACCCTGGATCGTTGACAAAGAATATAAAGGTAAATACATCAGCTTCGAAGTCAGAGGTGACAGCATGGACGACGGCATGAAGCATAGCTATGAGCAGGGGGACATTTTGCTTTGCAGGGAAATAGGTTGTGATTACTGGAAAAGCAGATTACATTTTAATGCCTGGGATGCCTTTGTAATCGTACATAAAACAGATGGCATTGTACTCAAACAAATAGTTGACCATGACGTTGAAAACGGGATCATTACCTGTCATTCCTTCAATCCTATTTATCCAGACTTCAAAGTTGACCTCAGAGATATAGCACAGCTATTCAATGTAGTCAAACAACAAAAGAATAAGTAAAACAATATGAGAAAAAACACGGCATAGAATTGCCTAAATAAAAATCACTAATTAAACAAATTCAGAGTATGAAGAAAGTATTTCTACTATTATTGGCCACTATCGCATTATCTAGCTGCGTCACAAGAAGCTACTATGTTGAAACAGGAAGTATTGATTATAGTCAATACACAAAAGAAGGTTTTTTTATGACAGAAGCTTCATCTGTTTCATTCAACTATGAGCCAGTAGCATCTGTATATACTATTGTATATAGTGGAGAGGACAAAGAGTGGGCCAAAAAACACAAGTCTAAAGAGAATCCATTTCCCTCTAATCGCAGAAGAGCATCATACTCTGACGGCATAGATGCTATATATAAAGATGCTGTCAGTAAAGGGGCAAACGGCATTGTGGGACTGAAATACCACACTATATATACAAAAGATGGACTTTTAGATCATGTCTATGTAGAAGGCATGGCTATTAAAAAAAATAAATGCTTTATATCTCCTATATAAAAACTAAGAATATGTTAGCAAACGAGAAGATTACAGAAAACAGGATTATAACCGACCGGTTCCTGGCTATCATGTACCAGCTGATCGGATTAAGGAAAATAAAAACAAAAAAACAATTTGCGGAGTCCGTCGGCCTCGCATCCTCTAACATATACCGTATGGAGATTGAAAACACAATGAATGTACCCTTGTATGCTATTCGTATGGCATACGAGCGGTACAATATAAATCTTGAATATATATTTACTGGAAAAGGAAAAATGTTTAATGAATAACCGCTCTATTGCCATCTGTTACGGTCAATATACACGTTCAGAGGACAAAGAACATCATTGCTGGGTAAACAGTCGTTGCCCCGGTTGGGGATGCCGCAAATTAAATGCGATCGGTCCGCAAAACTCATGCCCGGCCAGCGCCTTCAAATTCTGGTACTCATTCGGGCAGTTTACAAGCAAAAAAATGAAGTTCTGGAAAGTTGATAAGGTAGAACTATTAAAACAGCTAGAAAGGGAAATAGAACGCTTTGAAGTAACCGAATGCCCGGCATTCAATATTAACAAAGCAAAAGCAATGATAGCATCATTCCCGGATACCATACACATCGACGGGGACAAATATGTTTTACTGGAAGATTCTAAAACAGGGAAAATATTAGGTATTTCACATTGGGATGATCCGGACGATTATTTAAACATGGATGACTATACAATATAAGCCCATATTCCTGATATTTTTTATTCAAAAATACAATTCGTTCCAAAATCCGTTCCAACAGAAAATAAAAAAGTCTCAT